TAAACGGCGGAACCGAAAATTGGATCTCTCACCATGTGTCGGCTTACCCGACAGGACTTGCCGCGAATGGGGGTGTGATCTCCGTCGTAGATTCTGTGGCCGGAACCGATGGAGGCTTTGTCCTTGGGTATCTCTATCCCTGACAGAATTCAGAGTTCAAACCCGATGTCGGTAACGCTCGTCTCTGACCTCGTGGCAGGATCCAAGTCGATCGCTGAGAGCAACCCGCGCTCGAACGTGCGCAGCCCCACGTCGTCGGCACGCTGGGACGCGCCCTGTGCAAGTCGATCGAAGAACGGGCGCGGGCGGCTAGGCCCCACCGCGTCCACGACATACATAAACGCCCTCCCGCCCCGTCCCGCGCGCTCCCGATTCCTGCGCAGCCCCTCGCGGTACTGCTCCTCGGTGAGCCTCCGCACGTCCGTCTCCTTCACGGGCCGACCGTTGCGAAGACGGGGATCATCGTTCGGGTCGTCGAAGAAGACCAGCTTGCGGGCGTTGACAGGTGAGACGGACCCGCGCCCGTCGTGATACCAGACCGCCCAGTAGTGCGGGATGAAGAGATCCGCGCGCTGCTCCGATTCGTTGATGATGAGCCGGATGGCAGCCCGCAACGTCTTCGAGCCGATCGACTTCCGCACGAGCCGTAGCTCGCGCTCGCCGATCTCTTCAAGCACCTTGCGTGTGAGCCTCTTAGGGTCGATCACTACTTACCTTGCCTACGCCCGATCTCGGCGTTCCCTGCCTGCGGAGCCTTGCGGCCTATGGCAGCTTAGCCCGCGATAGGCTCGGCCATGCCCGCCATGGTGTTCTGAGCACCGAGCGTCATGCCGTCGAGGATGGTGGCGAACCCGTTGCCCGGCTGGATGAACTGAGGCACGCCATTGTCGTCCATAGGCTTCGCGCTCTTCGCGACCCATAGATCCTTGCCGAGCGCCTTCGAGCCTCCGGTCGGCTGCGCGAACTTGATACCCTCACCACCAAGGGTGCAGGAGAACACGCGCGAGAAGTTCTTCTGCGCTTGACCCAGCTTCCTCATCTGGAAGGTCAACATGGCGTTCGGTCCTTCGTTCGCCGCGCCGATCTTGCCGGGCAACGCGATGTTGGCGAGCTGCGGCGGCATGCCGTGGGCGGTCGCGATACGCATGTCGAGCGTGCCCGACTTCTCGGAGAAGCCGCTGTTCCCAGCGTCCTCCATCGCGAGCTTCTCAATCTGCACGGTCGTCTCCTCTGGGTTGCCGGGTATGTGGACGCCCTGCGCCTTGTGCGAGTTGCCGATGCCTTGGTTCGCCTTGAGCATCGTCTCGATCTTCGACCAGCACCCGCCGATGTTCTTGCCTAGCAGGAACAGGAGGAACTCCGGGACACCCCGGTTGAAGTAGAAGTCGAACTCGTGTTGGGTCATGCACTGGACCAGCTCGATCGAAGGCACCGCGCTCATGTAGTCGGGGTAGCCGTAGTACGCCGAGCGGTTGGTGCTCTGCCTGATGTGGATGACCTCGCTGTTCACGATCGAGCCACCGAGCACGGAGACTGTACTGCGGTCACTCGGCAGGATCGCGTCGTTGGCGGGCGAGTTGTCGATCCCGTCCAGGTCGCTGTCGGCCTCTTGGTCGATCTCGCCGAAGCGCCCCTTGAGATCCTCCAGGTCGCCGAACTTCGCGAGCACGCGCGTGTCGGCTGCATCCTGCTCACCCTCGACGATGTAGTGGTACAGGTTGGCGCTGTCCTCCTCCTCGACCTCGATGTGGATGCCAGCGGACTCGATGTGGTGGAGCCCGGTCACGAGCCCCTTGTCTTCGTCGTCGCCGTACACCACTTCGAGGAAGCACTCGCCTGTCTCGAAGTAGTCTAGCGCCAGAGCGTCCAGCGAGTCCTGCCACGAGAACCTCGTCAGCTGGTCAAGCGTGTCGTGGATGTCTTGCTCGCGGTGGCCGAGGCCGACTGTGCTCGACACCTTGGCGTCGATACAGATGGCGTGCGTGGGGTTGAAGTCCTCCAGATCGCGCGCCGTCATCTTGTCGATGAGGTGGGACTTCTTGCCCACGCTGATGCCCTGATTGGTCTCACCGCGCTCAGGGTCTTCGGCGGCGATCTTGGCCGCCTTCTTGAGCAGGGTGAAGAGAGTCGAGCCCTCCCCACCATGGAGGTCGGGCGTGTCGGCCCGGGACGAGATCAGCTTCATCTCGCCGGGCAAGTTGGTGTCGGTCATGGTCCCTCGTCAGGGTTGCGCAGGGAGACCGTCCCAACGTCTTGGGATAGGACTAGCCCCGCTTGAAGAAAATCGCGATTTCTCCTTGACACGGAGGCTTCTCCGTGCTAAGGTGCTTGTGTCTGCCAGATAGGCAGGCGATCTGTCAACTTGGCAGACGTACAGAAGGTAGCACGAGATTCGAGCCGCCGCAAGTGAAATCCCGGATTTGTTTCACATAGACCGCCGACAACCCAGCCCCGCAGGCTCGAAGCAGGCTACCTCCCATCTCCAGGGGGGCGGCCCGCTCGCCGTTGAGGAGAACCATGCGTAGAATCAGGTACGCCGAGGTGAAGCGCCTCGCGCTCTGCAAGCGAGGCAAGAACGGCCTCCAAACCCTCTACAAGTCGGACGGCACCGCCGAGTACGCGACCCTCACCAAGGGCGACGCGGAGAAGGGCGAGCTGCTGACCGTCATCTGGCCCAAGGGCCTAGCCGACCAAGATGGCGACTTCGCCGACAGCGACGCGGCTATCGACTCCATGATGAGTTCGCTGATCGCGAACGGCGGGGCCATGGACATCGAACACGACGGCAACGTGCTTCCGCGCGACGCCGTGAGCATCACCGAGGTGTTCACCATCCAGCAGTCCGACGAACGCTTCGCCGACTGGAAGGACTACGACGACAACTCGGTGGACGTGTCGGGCGGCGCAGCCGCTCGCATCCAGATCAACGACCCGGACCTCCGCGCGGCCTACCGCGAAGGGGAGTGGGACGGTGTAAGTCTGTTCGGCCCTGCTGCCGTCGAACAAGTGGATATCGTGGCAGCATCACAACGTGTGGCCGCTCGAATGGGCGGCATCCCGGAGACTGAAATGACCAAAGACGAACTCCAGGCCATCCTGGATGCCCAGAAAAAGAATTTCGCCGAACTGGCGAAGTCCATGAAGGACATCCTCGCGGCCAAGTCCGAGAATGACTCGGGCGACAACTCCAACGACGGCGAGGGTGTCACCGCCACCTCAGAAGAGAAGCCCACTTTCACAGGTGACGTGAACGACGCCCAAGCTCTCGCCGACTACGAAAGCGCTCTGCGTGGTTTTGAGCTGCGCAAGTCCGTCGCCTCTGGCGACATGAGCGCCGACGACATCGCGGAAATGCGCAAGTCCATGAGCGAAGCCGGTCCTACCGTCGATGACCTCAAGGAAGCAGGCATCGACGCCAAGGCCGGGGACTCGAAGGATGTCCGCGCCCTGCAAGTCAAGCTATTCAAGGCGCAGAAGGGCACCAACGTCCCGTCGCGTCGCACCTCCAGCGAGAACCCGGAAGATGTTCTCGCTAAGGCCGCTCAGGACGAGGGCCTGGCAATCGCCAAGATCATGAACGAGCAACTCGGAAACGGTCCCGCCGATGGTGGGATGCGCCTCATCAGCTAGTCGCTGCCGACCTTCACCAACCTCAACAACCTACTAGGAGTAACCAATCATGGCACTCTCTCCCAAAGAACTATTCGGCAGCGAGGTTTCGCAAACCACGAACCTCCGAGCCTACCCTGCCGAGAACGGCATCGCGGTGGGCACCCTCGGCACCCTCGCGGCTGACGCTGAACTCGCCCACCTAACCGCGCTCACCAGCTCTGGCGGCGAGTGGCTCCCCTGGGCCAACGGTGACACCACGAAGGTGGACGGTCTGCTCTGGTCGCCCAGCGCACCCCACGACGGTCTAGCCGCGTCCGAGACCCACGTTCAGGTCTTCAAGATCGGCGTGGTCCACATCGACGACGTTGCGCTGCCTGCGGGCCAAACGCTCACCCTGATGGTCACGGCCCTCAAAACCGCCCTCACCCGTTCCGCCGGTCTCGTTGTCCAAGGCGACAGCGGCGTGGCCTAATCCGAGCTTCTGCTCACCAACCTCCGTCTAGGGGATTCCTATGCCGAACTCTGCTGACGTTCTGAGCTGGAGCACACTGACTCCCACCGTGAACGAGATGAAAGCGCCGAACGCTT